TCCATATTTAAGGTGGGCTATTCGTACTTTAATTAAATTTCCTTTCGCCAAAATTTGTATAAAAATAAGGCTATAATTTAAAAAATCAAGCTATTTAGATTTTCGAGCTAATTGTATTTTTAACAATACTAAGAAATGCTTTCGCAAGGCACTCCTCTTCATGTAATCCTACATATAAATATGTAAGCCGTTTGCCCATGAAGTAGCAAACTAAAATAAAAATATAAAATTAAAATTAAAACATATAAGGCATATAGTCACCTTTCAAAACTTTTATTTTACAAGTATTGTAATCTTCGAAATACGGGACTTTGAGTCCTCTATTTCGAAGAATACAAGAATACTCATCAACAAAAGCTTCATAAAGTAACTTGCCATGTAAGCTTAATTCACGACTAGCAGTCAACAAATTGTTAATAGTTTCGTCCAATTTAGAATTATCTCCACGCACCCAATTAGGTATTTCATATATGGTATCTAACTCTAGAGGAGCTATATAACGTGCAGATTCTATATCATAAACCAAATGTCTTTTCAAAATATTGTATTTATCAAAAGTATCGAATTTATGATCTAAAACTGCATTTTTGTCACTACTAGTATATTTTAAACCAAAAGCCTCGAAAATAATTTCTAACGTTTTATAATTAAAAATCTCTGCCATTCGAGGTGTTAAAGACATTGCAAAATCATCTCCATAGAAGACGGAGTAGATTTCATTCAAATATACATCCATAGAATAATCTGAAGAAGTATATTCAAAAGCTTCGCCATACGATGCAATTTTTTTCGAGATTAAATCCCAATCATCAAAATAATTCATTTTTAAATTCGCTTTCATACTAATTATAGTATAAAAGGCACTTAAATTCAAAATAAAATTATATATAGTGTTAAGTATAGTTGTTAATGGATGACCAGAAGGTAAACTTTTCATTAATTGTATCGCATTGCCTTTCACAATAATTATTGAATGTATCACGTCCATAAAAAGTATAGTACGCACATCATCATCTTCTTGTTTCCAAGTAGAAGAATTCCGTTTATACCACTTGTTCATTTCCTTTAATATTAACCAATATATGTCTGCTCGCGCAGTTCCGTCAAAATTCGTAAAATCACCAGTAATAATTTGTTTATGTTGCAAAACAAGTTTAGCTAGTGTATTAGATTGCTGACCATACATATTGATTCCTACCAAAGATCTATTACGAACGCAATAATCCAAAAACCAAGTTGAAAAGCCACCAAAATACATTCTACAAGCTACTGTATAATCTTTTTGGGGAATTTGAAACATTCGAGTTTTCACTTGATCGACTTTATAAATGGGTCTCAACTCATCTTTTAAGGTTGCAATATAAAAGTGAGGAGTCCTAATATTATTTTTAGCATTCTCAATAATTTCATTTGTTCTATTCACTAAAAAAGGGTGAATGAAATCATCTTGAATGTAATAAGTCGAACCAGG